TCATCACTTTCAAAGTTGGTCCACTGGCAAAGGGTACCTTTTGTCTTTTCGGGCAGCGCTTCCCTTTCGGCTTTTCGGAAAGCATCAAGCAGTATTTTAAATTCTGTATACGCCTTCAATTCTCTTGCTCTGTCCATCAGGTTGGCTATGTTTACTCCTCTTTCGATTTCATCCTCTTCGTCAAAGACTTCCTGCATGAATTCTCTTGAAAGCAGGTCGCTTTTAGTCACTTCTTCAATTTTCTTCATTAACCTGCTCCTTTACTGTAAAAATCCTGATACATTGCCGAAGATACGTAAGTATATGCATACTCATATACATCTTCTTCCTTGCTTAACTTTGCACGCTCTACAGTCACCTTTAAAAGTTCTCTGTAGCAGTTTGCCCATCCATCACTTAAAGGCTCTAATTCACTTAATATCGCCCTTAACTCATCTTGCCTATTAAATATGCCCTTAAGCTTGTTTCGTTCGTTCTGAACGATTCTAGCCTTGTTCTTGCGTGCCTTGCTGCGTGCATATTCCTCAAACTTTGCTTTGCGGCTATTATCTTTCGTTCCTCCAAGCTTTTTATAAGCCTCAGAGAAGTTACAATTTTCCATACCTGCAACAAAATCAAAGATATCTCCATGTTTTCCACAGCCGAAACAATAAAAAGACTTAGCATAAATTTTCATTGACGGCGTTTTTTCCCTATGAAAAGGGCAGCATATAAATCCTGCCCTGTTTGGTTTAAATCCGTATCGCTCAAGGATTTCCGACATTGAATATTTTTCCTTTATTTCTTCAGATGTCATACTCACCTCCTTAGGATTTCAATTATTTTCTTTCCTGTTTCTTCCTTGTTGCAAAAGAGAAATTCACAGCCATACTTAATTTTTATTGTTGAAAGAACCTTATACAGCTTTTCTCCAGTCATTGCCTTAGTTTCAAATGTTTCCCATCTGCCTGTAGTAGCAGACTTTACGCGAGCATATCTTCTGGGATTTATCCAGTTTTGCACATCCTCAAGGCTCTTTATTCCCTTGCCATGCTCGCATAAAAATACAATTTTTATACCCGCCTCATTTGCCCTTAAAAGCTCATTTCTAAAGCGGGTATGGTCTTGACAAACATTACTGCAAAGCTCGCTCAAATTTTGCTTGCGGTCAACTACAAGCCTTGGATTGTCGTAATTCATATAGTCACCGACATACAGCTTTGAAACAAAATGATTTACTCCATGCCGGTCAAACTGCGTTTCGACTCTGTGCAGTTGACTTTTACCTTCCCTACTGTCACACTGTATCATCATAATTCCAACGCCTCCTGTGTGCTATTGAGGAGACATGAGACTCTGATATGTTAAACATTTTTGCAAGGTCGCAATTTCTATATTCCCCTCCACACGATTTATGGTTTTTTCTTATAAAAGAAATGCAATTGTAGCCAATCTTGCTCTGTGGGTTTTTCTCTCCACGAAATAAACCGGCCCTCGAACCATAATTGTTATTATATTTATGATTGCACCATTCTAAATTATCTGCGGAATTATTTATTTTATTTTCATCTTTGTGGTTTACCTCTTTAAAACCATACGGATTAGGGATAAAAGCACATGCGACTAGACGATGAACATTTTTGCTGTATCTCTTTGCTCCGCCTTTCCCTAACCCAACATGCAGGTAATTATTTTTGCCATCAAAACACTGTTCGAGAATTTTCCCGACTTTCATTCTGCCCATGGAATCCACATGAGAAGTTGAACGAACTCTACCAAGATTGCTAACTTCGTAATAATCAAACCCTTTGATGGGTTTCCAAACTTCATTGCTAAAATCCACCCGACTGCCTCCTTTAATTAAATGGCAGGCCTTCACCATCAACACTGTCAGGAATATCCATAAATCCGTCAGCACTTGCATTTGACGGTGACGGCCTTGAGCTCGTCTGCCCTGTGCCTGCTCCTTTACCATCTGCAAACTCCTGTGTAGCTATAAGAATGTCAGTTGAGTACACCTTCTGCCCGTCCTTGTTTGTATAACTTCCTGTCTGAATACGGCCTGAAATCAATACCCTTTGCCCTTTTCTGAAGTACTTTTCCGCAAACTCTGCCGATTTGCCAAATGCCACACATGATATAAAATCTGCTTCTTTGTCTTTCATTCTGTCGACCGCTATAGTGTACTTAGCCACCGCCTTTGCCTCTTCGCCGTTTGTGTATCGTATCTCCGGATCTCTTACTAATCTTCCGCATATAATAGCCTGATTCACTCTACATCCTCCACTTCGTCTAATATTAAATCTGTGTAAAGCATTGGTCTTGAAAGAACTTTCGTAAACTTGCAATAATCACAGGTTCCGCATCTTTCAGGCTCTATTTCACCGTTTTTTATCTTCACAACTCTTTCAACATGCTCTTTCACCTTCTCAAGTGCTCCTGCAAGTGCTTCATCATTTACCTGTATAATTTCTATGTCTGTAACTTTTTCTTTGCTTGCAGCCGCTATATAAAAAGGCAATGTCTTTCCTGTATTCTGTCGAACAATTTCTTGATATACAGCTCCCTGAATTTCATATCCCCAATTTGTAATAAAATCCGTAAAACCGTATTTTTTTACATAAAACCTCTCACGGATTGACTTGACAATCTTTAAGTCAACTATGCAGATGTCAGGAATATATGAATCCATTTTTATTTTCCAAGGTACTCCACCGATTTCTCCGGTCATGATTACTTGCTTTTGCCCTGACATAAACTTCATGAAGTATGGATCTCTTTCAATCCTGTTTATAATCTCTTCAGCTTGTCTATATTCAGCCTTTAAAGTACCTTGCTTTGTAAATATCTCGCAATTTTCAGCCTTAAACTGCTCTAAACTGCCCTCAAAGTAAGAATCTACATAACTGCCAACCAACAAAGCGGTACTCTTTTCTCTCTCATATTCGCCGTTTAGCTCTGCCAATGCCCTTGCTTCACATCCTTTTATTCCTGTACTCCCTACAAAATCCTTGTACTGGCTAACAGATAAATACTCTCTGTTAGCCTCTGCACTAAAGTAGTTACTGCTTGTCAGTGTCATTTACGGTCTCCTCTTTTTCAAACGGATCGTGAGCCTTAGGCCTTGCTGGTGCAATATCTTCCGCCTCTCCCTCAACGCAACAACCCATTAGTAAGTTTGGTATGTGCAGTCTTGCAAAGAAAGCCGCTGCACGATAGCCAAGCATTTGTTCAGGCATATTTTTCCATTTTGGATTGCTTATCCAGCCTTCGGCCTTTGCCATCTTCATTGTCACTTCCGGACCTTTTATAACTTCACCGTCTACCGTTTCAACTTTTATGTAACATCCCCAATTATCTGTATCTTTCTCACCAAAGTATACCGGCCTAACCTTTTTGTACTCTTTGTAGTTCTGTAACATGCTTATACATGCCTGCCCACTCCATGAAGGCTTACCCTTAACAACATAAAGATTTTGCATTACAAACATAGGACTTACATTCATACGATTAGCCATATCTATTGCAATAGCGCAGTCCATCGGCTTTTGTTGATAGTTTTGTGGAATTATCAAGCTTGAGGCAAGCATCTTCCCAAAGTTAAATAAGTTTTGAAATGCACCGGGGTTTGTAAAAATATCTTCTTTAATAGGGGTTATATTGCTTGCTATTTCGCTCATTTCTTGTATTGTCAATTTCTCCATTCAATCTCCCATTCTGCCTTCTTAAGTGGCTGACCACATAAATACAATATTTGTTCTCTGTTCATTTCGCCCATACATCTCTCACATATAGGACCGTCATCTGAATCCCAATACCAGTCATCCTCGCATATAGGTTCACCACATTCAGTGCAAATGTAGACTGCTTTTTGTGTAGCATTTGGGCATCTGCAATCACACGGAGTTACTCCGCATATATCACACATTTTTATGCCTCCTCTTCGTCAAACAGTAGCTTAATTTCTTTTTTCTCTATCCTGTACTTTCCATCGAACTTCTTTGTAAGTGTCCAATCACCAAGTCCGTTGCCATATGCATCCATCCAGTCGTCAGCGATATTAAATGTTGCAATACCTGTTATTTCAAATCGCTTTTTTGCGTTCTGTATAGCCTCTATAGCAGGTGCTACGGCCTTGCCAAATTCTCTCATTTGATTCTCATTAAACTTCTCCATATTGTTCTCCTTCTCTATTAAAAAATCGCTATCGCTAATATAGCCAAATCAAATACTATAAGTCCTATCACTCCGCCCCAAAACGCCTTCTCAATGCCATCAAGAGCATACTCAAGCTCCTCAATTCTTTCCTTTAAAGCCCCTATCTGCTTACTGTGTTTTCCCTCAAGTGTCTCTATTCTTCTTTCAAATCTTTTGTCGGACCACACATCCGGCACAATTACTTTTTCTTCTGCTACCTTAGACATTTAAATCCTCCTTTACTGAGAAGTTTTCTTCCCAGTTCCTTATCTTCTAATAGTTCTTTCAAACTTCTTTCTTCAAGAGCCTTACTCAAAGCAGGACTGCAGAGTATCGCCCCTAAAGCACTGTCCATGAGTATCTGCCCAATCGTAGCTGACATATCATGCTCCACTCTTTTTGTCCTGATAGACCTCTTCTTTTTCTTGCCGTAAACGACTTCCTCTCGCTCTTCTACTACCTTTAATTCGCACCAGTTGCGGTACTTCTTTTTAATAGTAACCTCACAAATTACATCGGTAGGTATGGCATTTTCTCCGCCTAAAAGCTCGCATCTCATCATGAAAGTATCCCCCGGCTGTATTGCCTTGTGGATTTCTTCGTATCTCAAAGCAGGCTTAGGACCGTCAACTATGTGTATAATTGTATTATTGTGATGTACTATCATATGCGCTTCCTCGCCTGCGCCAGTGCCTCTTCCTCCGTGATGTAGAAGTAAAGGTCTGTAGAGCTTACTTTGAACCTGTCTACTTCAAAGTTTTCATCAATTGCTGATTCCCCTAAGTTAAGTTTAAAGTCTCTATTTTTTAGCTTTACGCTATTAGGGCACTCATCATCTTCCAGTGATTCTCCGATTGGGGTTATGTCATTGATATACATCCCATTGGCTCTGCATCTTCTTGTAGTACCTGAATTTCTTAAAGCAGACCAAGGCAGTTGTATTTCAACAAGGTATTCATTTCCCTCCTCATCTTCGCCAATGGTCCACCCAGTAAAGCTTCCAGTATCAGGGCATACGGGATAAATACCAACGGTATTATCAAACTCAGCTGTAATGATGTTTGCATCCTGAAGGTTTGCTTCTGTTAAATTTGCCTGTGCGAATGATGTTCCGTCTAAATCGGCACCCTCAAAGGATGCCTCGGTAAGGTTTGCCGATAGAAATATAGCATCTTTGCAGTTAGTCTCATTAAAGTTTGCACTCCATGCGTTTGCACATGAGAAGTCCGCATTTTTTAAGTTTGCACCCTCAAAATTTGTGCTGACAAGAACCGCATCTATAAAGCAAGCTCCCTCAAGGTTTGCACCTGTAAAATTTGCTTGCGATAAATTTCGCCCTGTAAAGTCAACTCCTCTCAGATCCACACTTGTGAAATCTCCGTTTAAAGCCTCTTTTAAGTCCTTTTTCATATTCTCTCCTTTTTTAACATACATACATTTGATATGACTCTTCGTACCAGATGTCGATGCCGAGTCTGCGAAGCTTATTCTTAACTGACGGAAAAGACCTCCCTATGGTCTCTGCCATTTGCTTTATTGTTAAGCCTCTTTGCCGCAATTCCTTCAATGTTTTAAGCTCTTCAATCGTCCAAAAATTTCTGGACTGAAGATTTCCGCTCACCAAAGCCTTTTTCTTGGATCTCACGCTACCCCACTCACGATTTAGCTTCTTAGCAATAGCCGATGTTTTTTCACCTTTATCCATAAGGTTTTTTAAGAGCTCTATCTCTTCAGCCGTCCAAGCCTTGTATTTTTTAAACATTTATCCTACCTCTCTTACTAT